AAAATCCTGGACGAGTTTCCAGGTATATCTATGAATCAGTTAGTATTCCTAAGTATGATATTGGGTAAGAATCAACCAAAATATCAAGACGTCCGCAACGTTATCAGCCTTATAAGCGACGACGAAATATCATACTTAGTCTCTCAAGAACTAGTAACCGCGATAGAGAGCGGTGAGTCAATTACATATCAGCCTACGGAAAAGCTTAAGCAAGCCTTATTGCCAAAGAAAGACTATTTCGATGTCTTTTATGATATGTACCCAGTGTATGTAACACGCGCAGATGGGAGCAAATCTTATCTACGAGCCAATGTAAACAAATGTCGTCACTTCTTCAACACTAAGTGTGGTAGAAGTACAGCAATGGCCGAGCACCTTATAAAGTGTCTCGACTATGAGATATCTAAGCGCATGCGTGAAGGTAGCTTAAGCTATATGATGACTATGTGGAATTGGTTAACACGTTCACAATGGGAAGCGATTGAAGAGGAAATGCAAGATACAACTAAACAAGCTGTAAATTCTTATGGAACAGAACTTATCTAATGTACGTCCAATGAAAGTTGTAGCTCAAGAAGCTATCAACTATATTAAAGGGCGCAAGGAACGCAATATTGTGTCCTTAAAGACTAGGTGGGCAAAGTTCAATAAGCAGTGTATGGGAGGTATTGAACCCAATACCGTTATGACCATAGCTGGTATTTCAGGATCGGGTAAGAGTAGTTTCGCTAATCTTCTCCAAACTGATATCATAGATCTTAATCCCTCTGAGGATGTAATAGTATTGAACTTCTCGTTAGAGATGGTTGGATTTAGGCAAGTTGGAAGGACGCTTTCTAATAAGCTCAGGAAAACGACTTCGACTTTGTATAGCTCGGAAACGAGCCTGGACGATGCCACGATGGGGCAAGTCGTTACAGTATGCAATCAGCTAAAGGAGTATCCTATCTATTTCGTAGATAGCCCTACTACTCCCATGCAAGCTCAAGAAATTATATACAGCTTCTATAATACTCACGTAAAGGGTACTGGTAAGCATTTTGTGATCCTTTACGATCATGCTTTGCTGACCAAACCTATTGGTTCTGTATTGGAGACGATAGCAGAACTACAACGTGTGTTTATTCAGGTAAAGAAGTTACCTCTGACATCTGTAGTACAACTTACTCAGATGAACAGAAACATAGAAGCCCCAGAGAGGATTAATAACCCATTATCGCATTATCCTATGCGTAGTGATTTATCATCGTCCGATGCGATTTTCCAGGCATCCGACTATGTCCTGGTCATTCATCGACCTGAGGTGTTGGGCATTCAAGAATATGGTCCAAGTCATTTACCTACACAAAACAAGGTTTATATTCACGTTTTGAAAAACAGGGATGCTGGTAAGCCTTGTATCCTTGAATTCGAGAACGACCTAATGTACAACAACCTCCTTGAATGTTGATCCTTCGGACAAGTATTAACATTTTAAAAGAAAGGCTGAATTATGACAAAGTATACTTTTTCTCCTAAGAATAATCCCTCAACTATTTATTGTCCCTTTTATAAGTCTACAGACTATTCTAAGATTCTCGATGACGCTATTAATGCTGATATAATCGATAAGAATCCTTGGCTGTATACTACAAGTTACAGTAGTAGCAATACTCCTAAGAAGATCAAGATTAAGATTAACACCAAGCCTTATTCTGACGATCTTGAGAGTGCTTTCCTGTTCGGTGACAAGAAGTATTATTTCAGTGATGCTTATAACTTCTTTAAGAACCTCGCCTTTGGCCCGTTCGAGAAGAATGTCAAGTATAAGCTGTCGAATGGTGATATTATTATCATCACTGACGACTACATCCACATTAATGACGAGATGTATTTCTTCAATTTGATGAACACTGATTTCTATACCAAGTTGAATAGTAGTTTGAAGAAGACCATCGCTACCATCTATATCGACGGTCTGAAGATTACGATTAAGAAATAATTTAGTATAATATGAGCTTAGTACTACCTACAAACCCAGTTCCTGCAACTAAATTCAACCCTAAGCGTGTTGTGATATATGGACAAGCGAAGATAGGTAAATCATCTGCGCTTGCTCAATTGGAAAATAACCTCATCATAGATACTGAGGGTGGAACGGAGTATATGGATGCTATGGCCGTGCAAGCACGAACCATAGAAGATTTAGGAAAGATTGCACAAGCTATTCGAGAGAAAAACGCTGAGTGTGGTCATAATTTCTATAAATTTATAACTATTGATACAGCTACAAAGCTTGAGGATATTTGTTTACCTTGGGCAGCAAAGCTGTATAAGTCTAAAATCGATCAAAAGTGGACTGGCACCGATGTACGAGATATTGGATTTGGTGCAGGTTACAGAGTCTTGTACGATTGTATAAATCGAGTGTTATCAATGTTTGAAGAGTTGTGTGATACGTTTATTATAACTTGTCATACTTATGAGGACGTAGATGGCAAATCTGATGCAATTCAGCGAACTTCTCTATCACTGCCAAAACAGACGAGAAAAGAAGTAGAACGGTTCTACGATTGTATAGGATACTGTTATCGAAAAGGTAAGGAAACCCATCTATCTTTTGTGGGTGGAGATAACTACATGAAAGGTACACGAATAGAACATTTGCGAGACAAAGATTTTATTATAGGTGAGTGGGATGAGGAGAATAATAAGCTTCTTACTCACTGGGATCAGATTTTTAAATAATAGTTATACCATTAAATACAGAGAACTATGTATAGTACAAAAACCGCAACTACGAACAATACAGAGTTTAGTAGTTCATATATGCCTGTAGGCATCAACGAGAACGTAACTTTGAAAGAAGTTAATGTAAACAAGACTCCTAACGGCCGTGATTTCTTGGAGATTATCTTTGAGAATGAAAATGGCCAAACAGCAACAATGACTGAGTGGAAGAACGAAAAGAATATGTGGATCAAGACCGATGAAGACCTTCAGAAGCGTGACGATCAGCAGTTCGGTCGTATTCTACAAATCATGGATTCTGTACTAGGAGAGCATCCGGACTTTGAAGGATCTTCATTTGTAGAGATGATAAACTGGGTTAAAACCATTTTAGCTCTCGAGAAGGAGGAGAAGACAAAGCTCCGTTTGAAGGTTGTTTACGACAAGAATGGTTATACGAAAGTATCCAGTCTTGGTGTTTTTGTTGAGCCGATGAGCGTAACTGAGTCGCAGATTAAGCTTTGGAAGAACGATCTTCTGGAGCGTCCCGTACAGGCTGACGTTGAGAAGCCTAACGATCCGCTCACTGGTGACAGTGCTCCGGTGACTGCAGACTCTACAGGTGCTGACGACCTGCCATTTTAATATATTCTTACCTGTCAGCGATTGGGAAATAAAATCTTATCGTGAATATAAAGGTA